TCAAAATGTTAGCGAGCGAGGGCTCTGACATAGGCCTGACACGCCTGCAGGGCAATCAGTCCGCTATCGCCTGCGTCGGTGATGGCGATAATTCGTTGAGCATGCGCCGGGTCAAGTCGGGCTCGCGGGGCGCCATGATCCACTCCGCTGGTGCCGGAGGCGGCTGGCACTGCACAGGCTGAGGCAGCGTCATTGGCATCAAGGAGGACTGACAAGCGCACATCAGCAGTGGCAAGACGATCACGCAGGCGACCTTGATCACGTTCGGCATCGCTAAGCGCTCGATAATGGGTTTGCTCACTGGCCGACAGTCGTTGTTCCAGGGCCAGGCGCTTGTCCTGCTCGGTCTGTTGCCGGGTAGCCGCGGCCAGAGTCAGTTGATTAAGGGTCTCGGCGTACAGCCTGGCCTGCTCCGCCAGTTGCCGGCCGTAGCGCCAATCCTGAAGCTGCCAGGCCAATGCCGCCGAACAACCGGCCAGCACCAGCAGACCGATCAGTCGCCAGCCGATCAGACCGAAGGCTGGCACAGCACCGCCCTCGCCCGCGCCCAGATTTCCAGACGATCCTGCAAGCCGTTCAACCCACCGTTGATACGGCGAGTGATGCTATTAAACTGGCCGCGGTCGGCCAATTCATTCAAGCCATTCTGCTCCCAGAACCATGCCGCTGATTCGGCCGCCCATTGGGGTTGTTCCAGCAGTTCAGGCAGAGACAGCAGACGTTCATCGCCAAACAGGCCGAAACTGCATTGCCGGTAGTTGTTAAGGCCGGTGATCTGGATCAAGCCCCGGCCACGGTATTTTTGACCGTCGCCGTCGGGTTCTGGAGTGTTGCCCAAACGGGCGGCCAGCGTGCCGGTGTCGTATTTGCTCAGGTATTGAGTACTGCCCAGTTCTCGTACGTACTGCAACTGCCCTGATTCGTGACCGACTTGCGCGAGGAAGGCGGCGATGCGTTTGGGGGTGTTGATGTTGCGGTGAGACATGGCGGTGTTCAGGGCGGAAATGAAAACGCCCGCTTGGGTGCGGGCGTTGGGGAGTATCTGCAATAACTTCTGTTGGGTGAGGGGCATCACTCATACTCCGCTGAGTGTCTGTACCAACCAATCCGGGGTCAATGGTTTACTGGCCTCTTTTGGAAAACCAGAGGTCATGGGCCAATCACGTAACGCCTGCCGATAATCCAGCAGGTCATGGAAATCATCAGTGGTCAAAGTAAGCGGCACACTAGCGGCCTCCTCATCCCGATCCCGATCAACCAGCCATTGAGTGGCCACAAGTTGTTCGTCACGCCATCTACGCGCCGAGGCTATCAGTTCAAACTCGGTCGCCGGAGCGGAATCGATCAGAATCGGCAAACCATCGGCATCGTGACTGCGATCTTTGCCAGGCTTCGGGTCCCCAATAATTGCCAGAAAGCGCTCTTGAGTAATAAGCACCGCATCGTTTGGCATCTTCGTATGCAATCCAGACAAATAAATACAACCCGTGGATTGGCTATAAAAACGTTTCATTATTCCCCCTTAACGCCCTATAGCGATGGCACCGAAACCGCATGGCAGCATCGATGAGTACAAAGTGAACCCCGTCAGAGTCTTAGGTCCCAACGATACACTTGCTGGAGCAGAACCATTCAGGGTAGTAGGAAACACTCCAAAACAGGCATTTGGAAATGCAAGCGTAAAACTTGAATAGGCGCCTTGAATGCCGAGCGTTGAAGTCCCGATCCATTGAATGATCAGACCTCCAAGCCACGATGGAAAAACGATATATCCGTTAGTCGTGAGGCTGATAGCAAAGCCGAAGCGCAAGTTTTTTGGCGTTACTATCGTTGCTTCATTCGCTCCCTCATTGGTTTGGGCCAGACTTGCTGTTTTCGCCACACCCGCAATGGTCTCGGTTGCCTGCGTAACATTTTTAGCGATGGCTTGAAAGACTCTTAAGGAAGTCATCCGTTTTGCATTATCGATGCCTGTCTCTGCTTCCTGTTGGGACGCGACAGGGATAATGCTGTCTGCCACTTTAATGGCGATCGCCGCGCTCAGTTGAGTGTTGTCCTGCTCATCTGGCACCAGCCCGGCAGATTGAATGACACTAATCATTTCTTCACTGACTGCATTGCCCCACTGCGCGGGAATCAATGACCCGGCCGATCCGGTTATGGGGTTCTCATTCACAAACCTCCCATTCACCAAACCCGCGCTGGGAACACTCTTTGGATAATCCATCTTCCGATCCTCAAATTAACATTTTCTGACAAAACACATGCCAGACAGGCTGGCGGCCTTCGGTCGGGCGGTTATTGTTGGAAAGCTTTCAGCGGTAAGCGCGTCAGCCCGCGACATAGATGAGATTCAGAATTTCTTGCGTCATCCCCCTTGCCCCGGGCTGCGGGAGACTGCTATCCCCGTAACTGATAAAACGTTGACTATTTCTTGATCGAGCCAGGAGCGAGAGGCCAGACGATCTCCGCTGGGAAACTCGTTTGTTGCTCAATACGGTTCAGCTCGACGCTGTAGAGTTTCCACTCAATCAGGGCCAACTGTTCATCGTGAGAGGCATCACCGATATCCTCGGCATATTGAAGTGGCGCTATACGAAAAATTGCATCACGAAGAAAAGTGTCCCGCTTGGCCAGGACCTGATTTTTGATATCGGACAGGCGCGCCATATCATCAAGTTTCCAGCCATTGTCATGCCAGACGTAGTAATCACCCGGCCATGGTTCGATTGTAAAAACTTCCGGCAACTCTCCGAGCTCACTCCAAAACTGTTGAGCCCCACCTTCCTTGCGATAAACCGGACCACGCCGATCGATTACTTCCCGAGGAACATTGTTCACCAGCGCCCAGGCGCGACCGCTTTCGGCAGGAGGTAACTCAAATGAAAGTTCAAGGGCATTACTCGGCAGTTGAATACCAATACCCGGAGTGACCGGAAACTCTACAGGCCCCGACAAGGCGCCCGAGTTATCAAATAAATAATAAAACATGAACACCTCAAATAAGTTTTATACGGCCGGGATAGGCGATGTTGCGGGGTCGGGATTTGAAGGAGTAGAGCAAGGTATTGGCCGTATCTTGCTGGTAAACGGTTCCCGCGGGAAAAATAGGACCACCATTTGCCAATCCTCCTACATATTGAGATTCCTCACGGGTATCGGCGCCAAATGCAGTAAGACTATCGGACCATCGCGAGCCCACCGCGCCACCACCGTTAGCCCCCATCGCATAGGAATGAACCGTGCCGGGTTGAAAAGTCCCCATAGCCCTTCCGGCGTCTACTGAACGACCTTCGTCCAAAACCCTTAAAAACTCTCCTCGTCCTTCAGGCCCTCGAAAGGTCAGGGCACCATCACCGGCGGTCCATTTTCCTTCATTACCCGCCCGAGTAGCTTCAGTGCCGAGCATTCCCGATTGCTGTGCGTGATCCCAGAGCCAAGGCCACTCGGCACGTTTCATGACCGTGCCATTGAGCGCGCCATAGCCACCTGGGCTCAACAGGGTGGTTGTCTCAAAGAATGGTCGTCCCAACGGAGTGTTATCGAATCGCCCAACCGGCCACCAACTCCCGGCGCCATCACTGCGTAGATGCCACCAATCCCCACCGCCCATCAACACCAGAAACGGATAACCAACCGCTGAGAGATGGGTATGGAAGCGGATTCGGTCAGTGCCAATAGCCTGGATAACGAGGCGATTGCCATTGTTATCAACACGTCTGACGATGACATCGCGCACGCCCAAAGCAACATTAGCGGGCGGCAGACTGACGGTGGCGGTACCGGAACTGGCATCAATCAACACAAGACCAAGTTCTTCGGCGGTCAGAGCTTTTGATGCGGCTAGCCGCGTGATTACTGAGCGCATCGGATTGGTCTTGCCAATAATCGCCAGGATAGCCTTGAGCAGTTGATTATTGTCCACTTCGGAGGGAGCCAAGCCGCCACCTTCAATCACACTCACAATCTCTTGCGTAACACTGTTTCCCCATACCGCCGGAATCAACGACCCCGGTGTCCCGGCCACCGGGTTTTCATCAACGAACTGGCCATTGACCAGCCCGACGCTGGGCACGTTTTTTGGATAATCCATACGTCTTTCATTCCTCTGAAATAACAAATGGGCCGTGTCGACGCGATTAGCGGTGCAATCACGCCCACGGTTTTTTCAAGAAAAAAAGCCTACGAATACGTGGGCCTGAAAAGGGGAATTGAATGGCTTTTGCCTAGTCAGCCAAGCCGCTGACGAATTCACGAATAGCCACCAACGCTTCATCGCCAACGCTACGGGCCAGATCGATCTTGCCCTTGGCCGCGTGCGCGCGGATTTGCGTTTTGGCCTTGAGACGCAATGTGCGCAGGGTGAGTAAGTTGTCGCTCAGTTGTGCGGCTTTGCTCAGGATCTGCTCGGTGGCCTGTTTGGCCGTTCGGCCTTTGACGACCCATGCGGAGACGGCCATCGGCACGTCTTTTTTCGGGTAGCCCGCGTCCTTATAGGCTTGGGCGTCGACGGCGGCCTGGGCGTACTCAATGGCTTTGAGTGGATCACCGGCCAGAGCAATGCGTGCTTTGTCTGCAGCCGCATCGACTTTGGCGCACAGGCGTTCGGTTTCCTGTTGCTCCAGCTGGGCGACTTTCACGGCGTCCAGAACCCATTTTTCACCGTCCCAGTCATGGACGGCAGAAGGCTGTGCGGGACGCAGACCGTCCTCGAACTGATGGAGCTCTTGAATAACGTTCATCGAATCAACTCCCAAGAAAGACTGACATTGACTGCCGCCGAGAAGTTGACCGCGATTCCAGTGGCGTAATCAGACACGGGGTGGTTCTTGATCCCCATACTGAACAGCAATTCATCGCTGACGGCGCTGGTCGAACCGAGCAGGTGTTCGGCCTGGTAGGACTGCCACAACGAGCGCAATTGCGAATGATCGAAACTGGCGGTCAGGGTCGTGACCGTGGCGTCGTTGACAAAGTTATTGGTAAAGATCACGCACGGCATCGGGTTCGCCCAACCACCATCGTGATTGGAGCTGGTGGTCAGCGCCGGTGAGAGAAAGCAATAGTTGCCGCCAACCCAACCTGTTGGCGCAAACGACACGCCGGAGATCTCCGTCGCCGAAGGCGTCGGGTTCCCCACCACCAGACGTGCCGCCCGGGCATGAGGATCCAGAGGCAGGTAAACCACACCGTTGCCGTTGACGGTTTGCGTCCACGCCAACCGGTTACGGTTGTAGAGCGGCCTGATGATCGGCACGGAACCCGGCGCAGCCGTCATCACCCATGCAATGCAGATATCCAGCGGTGTGGACTGAAAACCGCCCCCCGCCCCGCCATTGACAGAGCCCTTCAAACCTTCGGGCGCGGCGTCATAGATCGTTCCGCGTTGCATGTAAAACGTCAGCGCACCACCAATCACCTGCGCCCGCAGAAAGTAGCTGGAGGTCGGCAGCAAATCACTGCTCCACGCTTGGGTGGTGAACGTCCGCGCTCTGCCCAATTGCCCCGCGACGACTTCCTGGCCAATGCTGACCAATACCCCCGCCGGAATCGACACCCGGCCGCCACTGGTCGAAACTGCCGCCGGGGTCACCGCCAAACGCCCGTCCGCCGTTGCCACCGTAGCCGTCGGCAGCGAGCCGATCGGCAATGCCGAATCCAGATTCCACCCCTTGGCCGATACGCTCTGAATGGCTTGCAGCAACTGATCGTACTTCGTCTCATCCGGGGTCAGATCCCCTGCCTTGATGACGTTCACAATCTCCTGCGTCACCCCATTCCCCCAATCCGCCGGAATCAACGACCCCGGCGTCCCGGTCAACGGGTTCTCATCCACAAACTTCCCATTCACCAACCCGGCGCTGGGCACACTTTTCGGATAATCCATCCCTCTACTCCCTAGTCATAATTGATGTGCACCTTGGTATGCGCCGGTGCGCTGCGATGGATCATGCATTCCAGTGCCGAGCCTGGGTTCACGCCAAACCGCTCCCCCCAATAACTCGCGCCAAAACGCCGGCCCAGCAGCAATCGCCCACCGGTATTCAGCGTCCACATGAACTGCGCTTCCCAGGTGCCCCAGTGCGCCGTACCGAATCGCGAGCGCCCCATGCGTGGGGCTTCCAGCTCGGTGATGGTGGCGTTCGGGTAACCCTGGCTTTTGGCGATTTCCAGGTAGTAGCCGACGGCTTGGCTGCCGACCGCGAGCAAGCGGCGACGTACCGCGAGGCGGCGGTCGTCGAACAAGGGGGTGGCGCCGAGGCACGGGTCGGGCAGGTTCATCACCCGTTCCCAGTCGGGCACCAGTTCGCTGACGCCGGCCGGGTCCATTTCGTTGAGCAGGTCGGCAGCGCGGGCGTCGAGGCGGGCCAGTTCCTGGGCGACGCCTTCGAGGACTTCTTCAAGTTCCGGAACCCTCTCAGGGTCCCAAGCCGGGCCGCTGGGCAGCAGGCTGCGCAGTTGCGCGTGGTATTGCGCGGCGGTTCTTATGCCCCCCATACGCAACCTCCGAACGTCAGCAGTTCACTTTTGTTGGCGGGGACATCGGCGACGGGCGACGTGAGTGTGTGGTCGTATTCACCACTGGCGCTGCTGATGGCTTCGCGGATGTGACTCACCAGCAAGGACACCCCCAGGTCGGCTTCGCGGTTATGCAGGTCGCGCAATTGCGCTTCGACTGCCGCGCGTACGGCTGTGGTGTCGGGATTCACGGTGAGGTGATAGACGACGGGCACCTGAACCGGCCCCTGCACATGCACTTCGGCGGTGACCGGGCGCAGAGGCTCGATGTAGGCCTGGACTTCGGCCAGTTGTTCATCGTTCGGCACCGGTTGCGGGTCGTCGTCACGCATGATGAACAGGCTGACCGTGCCCGGTCCCAACAAACCGCCACGGCACCAGGCGCGAGTCACGCCCGAGCATTCGAGGGCCCAGGTTTCGTAGTCTTGCGCCGAACCGCCGTGAGGGATGATGCGGTAGGAGCGGATCACCCGCGAGCGCAGCGACTCCAGGCTTTCCCGCGCCACACCGCCGCAAAGCCCTGGCGCCAGCACGGTAAAGCTGTTGCCGACGATACCGGCGATCGGCTGCACCGGAATCAGCGCCAGACCGGCCTCGGCATTACCCAGGCTGCCGGCCTCGAGCGCGGCGATGGTGGTGCTGTTGAGGCCGTTGCTGGCGGTGCGCGCGGCGGTGACTTTGTAGGTGCGACCGTCGCTCGATTGCAGCAGGGTGTCGACGTCCAGCACGGCACCGGCGCTGGCGGTGAAGCTGACGCTGCCGCTGGCCGCTTGTGCGGGTTTGCGCGGTTGGTTCAGACGCAGTGCGGCGATCCGTTCCAGGGTCGATTCATCGGCCTTGTCCGGGAGGATCTGCTCGGCGATCCAGTCCAGGTAGCCATACAAGCCATAGGCGGCGCCACCGAGGGTTCGGGCGAGCACTTGCGCATCGGACTGGCGCAGCGAATCGCTGGCCAAGTCGCTTTGGGTGCGCTTGATCAGCACCGGCAGCGAAGGGGTTTCAAACGGCATAGATC